TATGGTGCCAGAGTCATTTCGAGTAGAAAATATAGTGGTCCTTGAAAGACCCAAATAAATATCTTTCTAGCAAAGAACATACTGGCCAAATGCGGCAGAACACAATAACACAGGTAGAATAATAAGATGATCACAGTAATTAAACGTAACGGCCAGAGGGTCCCACTAGATGTAAGTAAGATACAAAGACAGGTAGCAAACGCTTGTAGGGACATTGACGGAGTTAGTCAGTCAATGATTGAGATCAAAGCACAGATTGAATTACACGACGGCATGAGCACAGAGACCATAGACGAATTGTTGTTAAAGGCTATGGTTAATCTAGTCGACGAATCTGAAAATCCAGAAATCAACAATGTGAACTATCAGTACGTAGCAGGACGTCAGCGCCTAAGTATGTTGCGTAAAGAAGTATACGGGGAATACGATCCGCCCAAACTATATGACATTGTAAAACGCAATGTAGAACTGGGCATGTACACTAGTGAACTACTGGATTGGTATACAGAAGATGAATGGGCTATTATCGACTTGTTTATTGATCATGGCAAGGACGAAAACTATACATTTGCTGCCATTGCTCAACTATCAGAAAAATACCTAGTACAGAATCGTGCTACAGGTAAAATTTACGAAACACCACAGGTGCGATATGCAGTAGCCGCCGCTACTGCCTTTCATAATGAAACAAAAGAAACGAGGTTAAAATATGTTAAAGAATATTACGAATGTGCCAGCGATGGACACTTTACTCTGGCAACACCAGTACTGGCTGGGCTGGGCACTACCACTAAGCAATTTAGCAGTTGCGTCCTTATCAGTGCCGATGACACTTTGGATTCAATATTTGCAGCAGGCGAAATGATGGCAAAATATGCGTCGAAACGAGCCGGAATCGGCCTCGAAATTGGACGCATTCGCCCTTTAGGCGCCCCAATTCGCAATGGAGAAATCAAACATACGGGTATGATACCCTTTCTAAAGAAATGGTTTGCTGATTTAAGATCATGTTCACAGGGCGGGATACGCAACGCATCATGTACTGTTACTTTTCCCGTCTGGCATTATCAGTTTGAAGACCTTATTGTATTGAAGAACAATCAGGGTACAGAAGAAACACGAGTAAGACAAATGGATTACTCAGTTGTTGTTAATAAGATGTTCTGGAATCGTTACAAAAACGGTGAAATGATGTCGTTATTTGATCCAGCAGAAGTCCCGGATCTATACGAAGCTTACTATCGTGACAGCGTAGAGTTTGAAAAGTTGTATCTACAATATGAGCAAGACAAGACAAAGAAAAAGAAAGTTGTATCAGCGGATTCGATATTCAAAGCTGGTATCCTTAAAGAACGTACTGACACTGGCCGCATCTACCTTGTTAACATTGACAACGTTATCAACCAGGGCCCGTTTGATACGAAGCTTAACCCAATATATCAATCAAATCTATGCCAAGAGATACTTTTACCCACCAAGCCTTTCCAGAGAATTGAAGATTCTGAGGGACGAATTGCTCTGTGCACTCTTGGGTCGCAAAACTGGGGTGCGTTCACAAACCCTCAGCAAATGCGTAAATCGGCTCGCATCCTTGTCCGTAGCCTAAGCAACTTATTAAACTATCAAGACTTCTTGAGTATTCAAAGTAAGTTAGCTAATACAGACTTTGAGCCTCTCGGCATCGGCATTACGAATTTAGCCTACTGGCATGCCAAGCGCGGACTCAAGTACGGCAGTCCGGAAGCACTTGCCGAAGTGAAACGTTGGGTAGAGCATCAAGCATATTATCTAACTGAAGCAAGTGTTGAGCTTGCCAAGGAGCGCGGTCCCTGTGGAAAGTCAGATCAAACATACTATGGCAGAGGAGTGTTTCCTTGGGAGCGTAGGGCACCTGGTGTCAATGAACTAACAGATTTTACTCCTACATTAGATTGGGAAACATTGCGTACTGACCTTAAAAAGTACGGTATTCGCAATGCTACACTAATGGCCGTGGCACCGGTCGAGTCTAGCTCAGTTGTGTTAAACTCCACCAACGGAATTGAAATGCCGATGGAATTGATTTCTGTTAAGGAATCGAAAGCTGGATCGTTTGTACAGGTTGTGCCAGAGTACAAACGCCTAAAGAATCGTTATCAATTGATGTGGGAACAAACAGACTGTGTTGACTATCTCAAGACCAGTGCTGTGCTTGCCGCATACATTGATCAATCGTTATCAACTAATACATTTTACAATCCTGCTCACTTCAATGGCGGTAAAGTTCCCGGCACACTAATTGCCAAGAACCTAATGCTTGCCTACAAGTGGGGTATTAAAACAATTTACTACAGCCTGATCAACAAGGTCGGAGCAAAGTTAAGTGTAACAAACACAAATGCCATTCCTATGGTAAATGGAATTAACGGACACTCAATTAACGCCGCAGACAATGTTGTTATCTATACCGATGAAGAAGACTGCGAAGCCTGTAAACTATAAAGACACACACAATGAGCAAAGCACAATACAATCTATCAAAACAAACAAACTACTTAAAACGCAAAATGTTCTTGGACCCAGAAGGTCCTGTAACAGTCCAACGCTTTGAAGAAGTTAAATATCCTAAGATTGCCAAGTTTGAAGAACTAGCACGAGGTTTCTTTTGGGTGCCAGAAGAAATTAGTCTTACCAAAGACAAGATGGACCATAGGGAGGCCAGCGATGCGATTAAACACATCTTTACTTCTAACCTATTACGTCAGACAGCTTTAGATTCTATTCAGGGTAGAGCACCAAATCAAGTATTCAGCCCAGTTATCTCAATCCCAGAACTTGAAGCCTTAGTAAGCAACTGGAGTTTCTTTGAAACTAACATTCATAGTAAGAGCTACAGTCACATTATTAGGAACGTATATGGGGTACCCAAAGATGAGTTCAACAAAATTCATGACACGGCTGAAATTGTTAACATGGCAGCTAACATTGGTCGCTACTATGAGGACTTACATATTCTTAACTGTCGCAAAGAAGTGGGAGAAGAAATTGAACTCCATACTCATAAGCGAGCAATATGGATGGCATTACACGCATCATATGCCTTGGAGGCTTTACGCTTCATGGTGAGCTTTGCCACAAGCCTAGCAATGGTTGAGAACAAAATCTATATTGGCAATGGTAACATTATTAGTTTGATCCTACAAGACGAGTTGCTACACACAGAGTGGACAGCTTGGTTAATCAACAACGCAATTAAAGATGATCCGGACTTTTTATCTATCCAAAAAGAGTGTGAAACAGAAGTATATCAGTTATACTTAGATGTGATTCGTGAAGAAAAAGAATGGGCTGACTACCTGTTTAGTAAGGGTGTAGTTATTGGACTCAATGCCGCAATTCTAAAAGACTTTGTAGACCATACAGCGTTTATTAGATTAAAAGACATTGGTATCAAATATGCTGAAGAACATCCACGCAGTAGTCCTATTCCATGGTTCAACAAACACGTTAACATTAATAAGAAACAAACTGCTTTACAAGAAAATGAAAGCACAAATTATGTTATCGGTGTTATGGGCGACGATGTTTCCTACGAAGAGCTACCAGACCTATAAGGATAATAAAAAATGAAAGCGATTGTTTATTCAAAGTATAACTGCCCCTATTGCGATCAGGCGAAGGCGCTGTTAAAACAAAAAGGTATTCCATTTGAAGAGCGTAAGATCGGCGATGGATACTCAAAAGAAGACCTACTAGAAGCAGTACCAAATGCTCGTACAGTTCCACAAATTTTTCTAGATGAAGAATTGATTGGTGGCTTTACCGAGTTGAAAGCTAAACTAGCAGGCTAACATGACTACATTAAGTCCGCCGACGTACACCGTTAGTACTGCGTCATCCTGGCCAAGCTACGGCAATATAACAATAAATGGTAGTGGCACTGGTGCCCAAGGCAGTATGTTGTATAGTACAGGCAGTAGTTATAACTGGGGTACTGTTACAGCTTCAACCAATGTAAAAGGTAGCGGACTTCATGTTAGTAGCGATGCTGTTATTGAAGGCGATTTAACTGTACAAGGTATTAGCATTGTTAAGACATTAGAAAAAATCAACGAACGACTAGCAATACTTGTTCCTGATCCTAAAAAATTAGAAAAATATAAAGCTCTTAAAAAAGCATACGACAACTATAAAACTCTTGAAGCATTAATTCAAGAAAATGATACGAAAGATTAAAATGGACGTAAAACTTGTTTCCTATTCACAACCAACAGCCGAATTCAAATCACTCGGACTTGAAGATGCTCAAGAACTCATTGCGTATTGCGCCCGTGTGTCCAATCCAAGCAATCAGTTTAACACAGAAACATCCGACAAACTTATTCGATACTTGGTCAAACACCAGCACTGGTCACCACTCGAAATGGTCAGTGCCTGTATCGAAATTACCACAACAAGAGACATTGCCCGACAAATCCTTAGACACAGAAGTTTTAGCTTCCAGGAATTCAGTCAACGATATGCTGACCCTACTAAAGACCTCTCGTTTGTACTTAGGGATGCCAGAAAGCAAGATTTAAAAAATAGACAAAATTCTGTTGAATTAGATTTACACAATAACGATGCTGATAGATTCCTTGCGGCACAATGGGAAAATATCCAAAACGGTGTAATTACTAAAGCACGTGAAGCATACGAATGGGCCATTGTAAACGGCATAGCCAAAGAACAAGCTCGTGCCGTACTACCAGAAGGTCTAATTGAAAGCAGACTTTATATGAATGGTACATTACGTTCGTGGATTCATTTCATTGAATTGCGTTCAGGTAATGGAACACAAAAAGAACATCAACTGGTTGCGTTAGCATGTGCTGAAGCAATCTCTGCTATCTTTCCGATGGCTGACTCACTTATCTCAAAGGAATAAACTATGTTAATGAAGAAACCAATTACAGCAGGATCTGTTGTAAGTATTAAAATTATCAACGGTGATGAAATTATCGCACGTTACGAAGACGAAACTGCTGATACAGTGACTATCAATAAGCCGCTAGCTCTAACAATGGGCGCTCAAGGGTTGGGCATGATTCCTTGGGTATTCTTAGGCGATGCTGATACTGTTACATTACAAAAGTCACACGTATTCTTTGTAATTCCCAGTAAGAAAGATGCCGCTGATCAATACATGCAAGGTACTACAGGTATTGCTCTAGTGTAAATACAGTTTTAGGAGA